TGTCGCTGCATGTTCGGAAGGATTCGTTAGGGTGGTGATCCGTCTGGGAGAAATGCCGGAATCGGGGTTCCTGATGCGGCATCCGTCGGCTGTTGAATAAGAAATCGGAGGTGATGGTATGACGAAGGCGTATCTGGCGGAGTTCCGGACCCTGCGGGGGCGGCATCTTAAATACGGGATCGGGAAGATCGGGGATCGCGGACGGTATCTGGTGATGGTGTCGGAGGTGCAGGCGTTTGTTGACAGCCTTGAGAACGGCGCAGAACGCGCTGTAATGGCAGAGATGTATTTACACTGCCGATCCGCCTCCGCCGCCGGTATGCGCCTCCACTATGACGAGAGCCACATCCGCAGGATCCGTGCGCGGGTTCTGGCGAGGCTGGAATAAAGAAAAGACCGGGGATCCCGTTTGTGCGGCGGGGTTCTCGGTCTTTTTGTGGCGCGGTTATTATTCTGCATCGCGGTCGAGCTGACGGGCGAAGAGGTATGAGATCCGGCGTTCGATGGTGGGTTCCTTCAGTGCCGCCAGAAGGTCTGTAAGGGTGGCGTGGTCTGCGAGGGATGCGTACTGGTTGATCGGGGACATGGAATTAAAGCGGGCAAGAAAGGCTTGATGCTGGCGGTCGGCGTGGCTGATGATGGCACCGAGCACATCGGCGGGGAGTGTGGAGCTGTCGATGTACCATTTGATGATCCCAGACTCCCGGATGTGTGCGATGCGCTTATAGTCCCCGTATTCCTCGCGGGACTTGTCGCATACTGTTATCCCGTTTCCGAGACAGCCGAGGAACAGATCGGATCTTGTCATCTGATGCCTCCTGCGGCGGATGCGTTGAGGCGGAAGGCGTACTCAATCAGTTTATCACGGGTGGCACGGTTGGTTCTGACTCCCTCGCGGAGGATCTGTGCCTCCTGCGGGTAGACTGCGCCGAACAGGGTCAGCGACCATTCGATCAGGGCATCTGCGGCGGCGATGTACTCGTCGTAGATTTCGGCCTGCCGGGTGTAGTATCCGCTCTTCAACAGGGCGGATTCCAGAAGGTCGGAAGCGAGGCGGAACACGGCTTCTTCCTTGATCCGGTACAGGGTGGTGAGGGGCTTTCCGGTGCTGTCGGTCAGGTGCAGTTCGGCGATGATGGCGGATTCTGCGGCGCGTTCCTCCGAGATCAGGCATTCCTTGCGGGCGAGGGCGGCGGCGTAACGTCTCTGTACAGGGTGCATCATAGTGTTGGTTCTCCTTTTGGTGAGTGAATTTTTATTGAGTGGCTGCGGGCTGATGCGCTCAGTCCCGCGAGAAGCGGCAGATTATACGCCCATGCTTTTGGCGTATCCGGCGATCTGGTCGGCGGTCAGCCACTCGGGCTTGACCGGCACCGCTTCGAACAGTTCGCGCATTTTGGCGATATGGGCGGCGGGATTTTTTCCCCACAACCATTTGTCTTGTCGGTTCCCGTACCCGAGGTAATAATCGCAGTCCTGCTTGCACCGGCTGAGCAGGCGATAATTGAAAGTGTCGGAAGGCGTGAGGATGATGAAGTGAACGCCTTCGACGAGAAGCGTGCATTTCTCGGTGGGGTCTCCGGTGATGCAGGTGCTCATGACCACTTTTCGTCCGATCCATTCAGGCTTGTCGCCGTGGTAGTCCATCCATTCGCCTTTGTAATCGTCGTGGATGGCGTTCCATTGTTCCTGTGCGATTGTCAGCATTATGATTCTCCTTTTTGAGGGGTGGTGAAACTCCGCGGAGGGGATCCGCGGGCGCTCCCGGCTTAATTCCTGTTTATAGTCGCCGGGACGACTTACGACCAGTCGTGGGATTCAAACTGACTGAGGGCGTGGCTTGCATCTCCTACACGCTTGGTGGCGGCACGGTATGCGGCATCAATCTCTGCGGGGATTTCTTCGCGTTCACCGCGGTCCCGTTCGCGCTTGGCGATCAGGTAGGCGTTGTGGGCGATGTCGTGCTCGCGCTGTGCCGTGTCATATTCGGCGGAGAGAAGGCGGTGAATGTAGGTAAGTGTCCAGATGTCCATGGTTGGTTCCTTTCTGCCGGGATTGCCCGCCCGGCTCGGGATGTGTGGGGGGGATGAATCAGAAGTTGTAATCGTAGTATTCGTGGCGGCCTCGGGAGATTCCCATGGATCCGTCGCTTCCGGTCTGGTATCTTCCGCGCTTCTCGGACCATCTGCATCGGATCACTTCGCCGTTGGGGTCGGGTTCATAGGTGTATTCCTGCTCGTCCTGATTGATACAGCACAGACCTTCGTACACCGGTCTGAAGTCGGGGTTGCGGATCGCTTTGTCACGGCGGATCGTGATGGTGGTCTTGGTCTTGGCGATGACGGTACATGCGTGACGGTCGCTCCACAGGTGGAGGGTTACGCCGTCGCCCACTTCGATTTCGCGGTTCTGCTCGGCGAGGATCCGGAAGCCCAGTTCCTCGCGTTCGCGCCAGCTCTGGCATCCGTAGCTGTGCCAGAACTCCCGCCACAGCCTGTCGTGGGTTTCGCAGGTGTGGTCGGGGCGGTTGTACACGTCGGACTGGACGCGGGCTTCATATTCGGCATCGAGGGCTTCGAGCTTCTTTTTGAGGATTTCAGACTGCTTCATTTTTTGTGCTCCTTTCATCTTTCGGGTCATTCTGCCAACTCGCGTTCCACGCGGATCAGCTCGGCGATTGTATCGGGGGACTGGTTAGTCTGGATTGCCTTGTCTGCCAGCAGGCTGTAGATGATGCGTTCCCATTCGTTGAGCACGTCATCAAACTCTTCGGTGAAGCCGTTGTTCTCGGTGCAGATCATGGTGTTGAGGAAGGTTGTTGCACATCCGATGTAGCCGACCATCCGGCTGGCGTACCGTTTGGCATCCTCGTAGGTTTCGGCGTTTCGGATCTCCTGCTGGAGGTCGTTAATATCCTCGGTCATGTTGACGAGGAACTGCAGGGTGTTCAGGGGTCTCATTGTATATCTCCTTTTCGGTTGTGTTTGTGGTTTATCTGGGGTACGCTTAAAGTATAGCATACTTGTGTAAGTATTGCAAGATACAGGATGCACAAACTTGTGTAAGTATGTTTGGTGATTTTGCATACTTGTGAAAGTATTTCTGGTGTGGTATAATAAGGTAAGAATCAGAGGAGGTGATTTTTTGGCAAAATCGAAAACTTCCGCCGCGGCAAAGAACCGGTACAACGCGAAAGCATATGAACGGATTTCCTTCGTTGTGCGGCGCGGGGAAAAGGAGAAAATCAAGTCGGCGGCGGATTCCGCAGGGCAGAGTGTGAATGCGTACATCACAGCCGCTGTCTATGCCGCCATGGGATGCGATCCGCCGTCCGGACCCGTTGAAATCGCGGATGACACCGGAGACCAGGACGAGGACTGACCGGGGCCCGACAACAGAATACCATGCGCAGAGAGAGCTGTACTGCCCCATTCCGGGGTGGTGCGGCTCTTTTCCTTTGCTCGTTGGCGGATGACGGGGATGCACAGAATGTTGATATTAAACTACAACGGATTGTTCATGCAGGGTAGTTGTTGTGCATGGTGCATATATTTTCGGCGGATTTTGCAGGAAATTTCTCTGTCGCATCGCGAAAGATGCACGGTTTTGAGCCTTGACAGGATGTAAAATACAGGTACTTCTTATCACGGAAGTGAACTTCCGGTGATTGAGAAGTAACCTGTATTTTAGTTTTGGCTACATTATATACCCGTAAAAGTTTGTTGGAATGGAGGTGGGAATGGTGGCGAGAACCAAGCTGTTTGTGGCGGCAAATGCCAACGGAAGACCGCGGAAGATACAGAGCCCGGAAGAAATGGCGGAGCTGTGGGACGCCTACACTGAAGTGTGCGACAATCATGTGCGCGTGCAGACGGTAGTCGTCAACGGAGAGACTGCGGATGTGGAAATCCGTGCGCCGCTGACATACACCATCGAGGGCTTTTGCCTGTCTATCCCCATTTCGCAGACGGCGTTTGACAAGACGTACCGGAATGATCCGGACTATGAGGAGCTGATCGAGATGATCGAGGCGATGACCCACATTGATGCGCGGTCGAAATTTGAGGACGGGTCGCTCAATCCGAAGCTGGCGGCGCTCTGGATGGGGCGGCACAAAGGGTATTCCACCAAGGCGGAGACGGAGATCAAAGGCGGTGTGCCTGTGGTTATCTCCGGCGAAGAAGCACTGGAGGATTAAATGCCTGCCGGATCAACATATACGGAAACCCGTGACATCAACATCGGAGCGAAAACTGCCGCAGAAAATACGCTTGCCGGGGTGTATCTGCCGGACAAAATCGGTCGGGGATACGGTACGATGTGGCGTTCAAAACAGCGGTACATTGCCGTCAAGGGGTCCCGACGGTCGAAAAAGTCCAAAACGCAGGCGCAGAAGATCATCTATCAGATTATCAAATACCCACTTTCCAACGCGCTGGTGGTGCGGCGGTACTACAACACGCTTCGCGACTCCTGCTACACGGAATTGAAGTGGGCGATCCACAATCTCGGACTGGATGAGTATTTCCGGTGCAAGGAATCGCCGCTTGAGATCACATACACGCCGACGGGGCAGAAGATTTTCTTCCGCGGCATGGATGATGCGCTGAAAATCACATCCATTTCGGTGGAAGTCGGTGCGCTGTGCTGGCTGTGGGTGGAAGAAGCGTTTGAGCTGGAAGACGAGGATGAGTTCAACAAGTTGGAGGAATCCCTGCTGGGCGACTGCCCTCCGGGGCATTTCAAGCAGATCACACTGACGTTTAACCCGTGGAGCGAGTCAACGTGGATCAAGGCGCGGTTTTTTGATGTTGATGATCCCGATGTGCTTGCGATTACCACAAACTATCTCTGCAACGAGTGGCTGTCCGATGCCGACCGGGAAGTGTTCGAGAAAATGCGAACCGAACGTCCGGAGCGGTACAAGGTATCCGGTCTGGGCGAATGGGGCGTGGACGGGGCGGTGTATTTCGAGGAATTCAGCAGGGACGTGCACGTTGTGGAGCCGTTTCCGATCCCGGAGCACTGGCTGATCTACCGGGCGATTGACTACGGTCTGGATGCTCTGGCGGGGCTGTACATCGCCGTGGACACGCAGGGATGCGCCTATGTATGCGGCGAGGTGTACGCCCACAATCTGATCATATCGGATGCGGCGGAAGCTCTCGTCAGGTCACAGCTCCGCGACCAGGACTACATTACATATGCTCCGCCGGACTTATGGGCGCGCATGAAAAACAACGGTGTGACCGTTGAGGAGGAGTTTTACAGGCACGGCGTGATGCTGTCGAAGTCCTCCAATCAGCGCGTGCCGGGATGGATGCAGGTGCACGAACGGCTCAAGGTAATTGATGACGTGGACGGTGTATCCAAGACGGCGCGGCTCAAGATTTTCTCCTCCTGCCGGAATCTGATCCGGTGCATCTCCACCATCAAATCGGACGAAAAAGACTGCAACGACGTAGCGACCGAGCCCCATGAGCTGACACACCTCCCGGATGCGCTCCGGTACTGGTGCGTGATGCACACTATGGCGGCGCGGGACATTGACAGCCGCACGCCGGAGGAAAAGGCTCTGGCGGACTACAAAGCCTCCCGATTCCGTCAGGCGGGCGGCAAATCAAAGATTATTCGGAGGTAAGGATAATTTACCTCAGAGCGGGAAACCGCTCTCATGTGCCATTAGTTCAGTTGGTCAGAGCACCCGGCTCATAACCGGGCTGTCCTGTGTTCGAGTCACAGATGGCGCACCACGCGGGATGAGGTGCATCGTCCCGCGCTCATATGCGTTCTCCTTTTGTATATAAGCGGTTCCCGTAAAATCCGCTCGGTCTTATTCCTTTCGCCGCCCCGGTGCAATTCCGGTTGGGAAACGTGGCATTGTAGCTCAGTTGGCGAGAGCGGCGGTCTGTTAAACCGTTGGTCGGGGGTTCGAGTCCCTCCGGTGCCTTATGCTGGTGTGGCTCAGACGGCAGAGCAGGCGTTTTGTAAGCGCAAGGCCGAGGGTTCGACTCCCTCCGTCAGCTTCGGGCGGGGCTTTCCATTCTTTTCACCCGCCCGCCTCCACTATTTCATACAAAAAGCAATATGGCAGGCGTGCTTTTCCCGTCTCGGCGCGGGTTTCGTCTCCTGCCCTCGCGTGGTATCTTGGCTCAACAGGCAGAGCAGATGCATCGTAAGCATCCGGTTGTGGGTTCGATTCCCTCAGATACCTGACTGCGGCAGTGGTTCAACGGCAGAACGGCAGCCTTCCAAGCTGCATATGAGGGTTCGACTCCCTTTTGTCGCTATAACGCCGGTTCGGTGTGTGATCCTCCATTATGTGACGGGGGATATCCGCTGACCGGCGAAAAAATAACCCCATGGGGTAAATTATATTTACATACAGGAGGTAGTGATGGCACTCAAACTGACGATCAGACGGCTCACGAGGCGCACGAAATGCCATGTTCCGGGATGCAAGAGCAGAAATGCACTGAAGATCACCAGACGATACGACGTGAACGGCTCTCCGCTGTTCCTGTGTCCCGACTGCATCCGCGATATTCACGCGGCATATCAGGCGATGGAGGCGGAAAAGCAGGCTCAGACCGACGACATCAATGCTCAGATCGAGGAACTTACAGCGGAACGGCTGGGCGAGAAGGAGCCGGAAGCGCCCGCGGAGGAAGCACCCGAGGTTGAGGAAACCGCCGTGGAAGCGCCCGCGGAGGAAGAAAAGCCGAAGAAGCCCAGAGCCGCACGGAGTAAGAAGGAATGACGGAAATAATCGCCGCTCTTGCGGTATTAGGAGCGGTTGGGAACGTGGTTCTCGGCGTGGTTCTGTACCATATTGTTGCCGTCAGCAAAAAGGACGGATGTACAGCGGAAACCGCGCCTGAGAGCCGGGAACGTACTGCGGCGGGCAAGGTACGGATTATTTCCCCTTACATTAAACAGGAAAAGCGAGGTGACAGGCAGTGAATCTGATTGAATTTCTGCGGGGTACGATTCTCGGCGGCGAGAAAAAGCCCCAGAACGTGCCTGTTTCTCACGACGACGAGGGGGAGGTACTGTATGCGGACGACATTATCTCCCACATTATGCAGGAACTGGAACGCAGGCGCGGAGAGCGTTCCGGGCATGAACTTCAGTGGTCGCTGAACGCGAATTTCCTCGCAGGGCATCAGAACTGCGACATTGATACGGCTTCAAACAGCATCATTGACGAGGATCGGGTGGAGAAGCGCGACCGGGAGCGGCGTGTTTATAACCGCATTGCCCCTCTGATGGAGACAAGAGAAGCCAATCTGGGGTCCGTGAAGTACGATATGGCGGTTAAGCCCCGGACGAGTGAGCCGGAGGACATTGCAAAGGCGGCTGTATCGACGAAACTGCTGGGATATCTGCAGGAAAACGTGGATTTCCAGCACAAAATGGCGATGGTTCGCCGGTGGTCCGAAGTTTGCGGCACAGCGTTCATGCTGTCGTGGTGGAACAAGGAAGCGGGCGAAGTGATCGCATACGAACGCCTCGAAGTCCCCCAGCCGGATGGCACCGTGAAGGAGCTGATACGGGAAATCCATCAGGGTGAGATGGATATGGGGCTGCTTACGGCGTACGAAGTGTTTCCCCACTCCCTTGTGGTTGAGGACATCCGGGATCAGCACGATATTATCACGGAACAGGTGCTGGATGTCGGAGAGATCTACGACAGGTACGGCGTGAAGGTGGATGGTGAGGAAACCGACACATACACGCTTTCCCCGCTTCCCGATGCCGTCACCGGTCACGGAAGAACCAATGCGGCGTTCGGCGTGAACAAGGTCAGCCGCGAAGACTGCGCGAAGGTCATCACATACTATGAAAATCCCTCGAAATCCCATCCCAGAGGGCGCCTTATCATCATTGTGAAGGATGTAATCGTCTTCTACGGCGAGCTCCCGGGCGGTGTGATGCCCATTCAGGTGGTGAAAGCGAAGGTGCAGACCGGTCTGTTTTTCGGACGGTCTGTGATACAGGATCTGATACCTCTTCAGCGGACGCTGAACAACGTCCGGAACAAGATCGTGGATCACATTGCCTCTGTCGCCAACAACACATGGCTGGTTCCGGAAGGATCCACCGACATTGCCGCCATGGACATGGACGGAGTGGAGCCGGGTTCTGTCATCATCTGGAACCCGGAACGCGGGAAGCCCGAAATTGTTCCGTATCCCGATCCTCCTTCTATAATGCTTCAGTATGCGCAGATGCTTGAAGAGGATATGGAGTACACGGCAGGTGTGTCCCAGCTGATGGTGTACGGTGCGGCGGCATCCACGTCCTCCGGCAAGGCGCTTGAAACGCGCCGAGAGATCGACCAGACCAGAATGAGCATGACAGCGGACAACCACAGGGAAGCTGTTCTGGGCGTGGCGAAGATCTGGCTTGTTCTGAACAAGGAATACAGCACCGGATACCGCGTGATGCAGATATCCGGCAGGGAAGATCAGGCATCGGTTTACACATGGTCTGCGGAGGATATCAACTCCTACGACGTGGAATATGTGGCGGAAAACGAACTCCGCAATTCTCCGGAACAGCAGAAGCAGGCGTTCATGGAGGCATATCAGCTCGGATTATTCACCGATGACAACGGTCGGATGTCCCGCGAATTCAAGCGGAGGGCATGGGAGAAATTTCAGCTCGGATCCCTTGACGAAGCCATGGAGCTTGACGATATGCAGGCACAGAATGCCCGCCGCGAGAACGCTTATCTGGAATCCGGTGTGATTCCGAGGCGGTTCAAGTATGACGATGACCGCGTGCATCTGGAAGAACACATCAAATACGCGCTTTCTGCCGATTTCCGGCTTCTGATGCACCGCGCCCCCGAATATGCGGCTCTGTTCGATCAGCACATCGAAGAGCACCGGGCAGTTATTCAGCAGAAAGAACAGGCGGCGCAAATGCAGGTTATGGCAATGCAGGCCGCCGAAAACAATTCAAAAGGAGGACAGCAGTAAATGAACGAAGAAAATCAGGGTTTATCCCTCAGAGAAGCCATTGACAGGGGCTTTGAACGTCTGGAAGCCGAAGAGACGGCGCAGCAGACCGGATCCGCTCCCGCAGACAGCGCACAGAACAGCGCCGAGTCTTCCGGCACCGTTGCTCAGACCGACGAGAGCGGCGCACAGGCTCACGAAGAATCTCCCGCCACCGATACGCCTCCCGCGCAGGAACCGCCTGCAGGACAGCCTGTACAGCAGAGTCAGGGCATCAGTATGGAGATGCTTGCACAGGCATTCTCTGATCTGCGCAGTGAAAATGCCAGACTCCGGGAAATGGTGAGTCAGCAGAATGCGGCGATGAATCAGCAGTCGGAAATGGCAGAACAGGCGGCAGAGCAGGTGACAAACCTTCCCGCCGTTCCCACGCTTGATCTTCATGCGCTTCAGTATATGAGCGAAGAAGAACAGGCATCCGCGGTTTCGGCATGGCAGACCGCCCTGCAAGAAGCAATGGCGGCGAGAATGCGCTCCGAAATCGACCCGATCCGGCAGGATTACGAAGAAAAACGCCGCCTTGCGGCATATGACAGCGCCCGCTCTGCGGTTTCACGTGATCCCCGGTTCTCCGACTTCGAGGCAAACGCGGCTGACATTGAGCAGATTGCGGCTAATCCGGACTTCGCGGCGATGGATCCTCACAAGCGGCTGGTATACTCCACCATTATTGCCCGCGGACTGAGAAATGATCCCACGAAAGCTCCCAGCACGGAGGAAATTATCCGTCTGGTAGAATCAAACCCCGATGCGCTCCGCGCCATTGAAACGCGCCGCGCACAGCAGGTGCAGAAGCAGAATGAAACTCTGCCCACCCTGTCCGGCTCCACGGGTTTCGGCGGTGCTAACCCCGTTCCCGAAAACCATGTAAAAACGAAGGAAGACCTCGATGACCGCGTGATGCGGAAATTCGGGCTTGCTTAAATAAAATTCCAAAATAGGAGGAATATCAATGCCTACTGTTGCACAGGACCTCATCACGATTGAGTCCATTCTGAAGGAAGAATATCTCGATTTCGTGAACAATAACCTCACTGTAACTCCTTCTCCCTTCCTTGAGATGGTGAAGAAGGAAACCCTTACCGCGGCATCCGGTAAGTTTGGTGCGCGTACCGGTATCGGCGGCGGCTTCGGTATGTCCGAGGAACGTCAGCCCACACCTCAGGCGAACGCACCTCTCTACAACAAGTTTACATACGAATCCAAGGATGCGTATGTAGATATCCAGATTTCCAACAAGGACGTCCGCCTTGGTCAGTCCGACCGCGCGGCTCTCGTCAACACTGTGAAGGATATCATGGATGCTTCCTACGAAGCGGCTGACTGGAACGTCGGCAGAATGCTCTTCGGTGACGGTTCCGGTGTTCTCGCGCAGATCACTTCCGCCGTAACCACTGCTTCCAATTCCGTTGTTGTGGACGACACGACCAACCTCATCGAAGGTCTGGTAGTTGACATCTTCGCAACCGGAGCGGCTGTGGGAAGTACTCCTTCCAGCTCCGCACTGCGTATCGACGCCATCGACCACAGCACCAAGACCGTTGTATTCTCTCACAAACCTGCAGCGGCTCTCAGCGCCGCCGGCGGTTTCCTTGCGGTACAGAATTCCTACGGTCGTGAAATCACCGGTCTGAAGTCCATCTTCGACACTACGGTTCCCACCATTTACGGTGTATCCAAGTCCGCAAATCCCTGGGTGAAGCCCTATTCCGTATCTGCGGGCAACGACATCGACGACACCAAGCTGACCGATGCCGTTTCCTTTGCCCGTGACAAGAAGAACACCAGAATCAACCTGATTATGGCGGGTGATGCGGCGTTCCGTGCCTACGAATACTACATGAAGGAAGGCGCATCCAACTACAACCTGATCGAAAAGCGCAAGTTTGTGGGCGGTGCAACCGGCTACACCATTCTCTGCGGCAATCAGGAAGTAACCGTGGTTCGCGAACGCTTTGTTCCTTCCACCAAGATGTGGGGCGTTGACACCAATCAGTTTGCTCTCCGCCAGACCGGCTGGGACTATGCTACCCACAACAGCTCCATCTTCACCCTTCTTGCAAACACCTCCGTGTACCGTGCGCTTCTCGCAAACTACATGGAACTGATCTGCAAGATGCCCGGCGGATGCATTGAGCTGACCAACTGCGGTCTTTCGGCGTAATCGTCCGGTAAACGAATAATCCCTATAACAAACGGGGTGGGGTGCGCCTCACTCCGTTTTTTGTTTGAGGATGAACGGAGGTAAAAAATGAACATAAAATCTCTTTACGACACGGTGGTTCTCCGTACTCCGTGCTCTCACAATCAGTTTCTGACCCACCTTGACACCACGGTGCGGACTCTGACGGCGCAGTATTCCATGCCTTATGTGATTCTGCGCGGGGAATCCTACGGTGTACCGCGTTCTATTGAGAACGATATCCCGGTATATGAGGAATATTTCCCGGCTGTCGTTGACAATATTCTGTATCTTCTGACAGGGAACATCGACCGGAAGACTGATTATGTGCAGGAAGCCGAAGCCGCATATAAGGCAGTATGGTCGCGCATGGCGAGGGGCAGAACGATTCGCGGAAGGGGGTATTACGATGTATAAATCCGGAATTACTGCGGCGGAGCTGATCGAATCCCTCAGGGAAGAAGCGGACATTTCCATTGCTGTGCCGAATTCTGCGTGGGTGCGCGCGATCAACGCTGTGGAACAGTTCCTGTACACGGAAGTGCTCAGGGAATACATTGCGGTCCGCGTAGATTACGATGACGTGGCGGACGATACCATTGTGATCGGAGAAATCCCCGTTCCGACGGGTGCGGCTGTTCCGGAATTTGACGATATTATCCGTGTATTTGCGGATGAAAACGAAGTCGAACGTACCGGGGCTGTCGGATTCTATGAATTTCCCGAAAAACAGCTTTACTGTCCCGGGTATGACGGTACGATGAAGCTGAACCTTCCGGAGACACCCGACGAAATCATCCTGATTGTACGTCTCAGACCGGCTCTCAAGGAAGAGAACAGCGCGGATGAAGTGGCGCTCCCCCCCGAATTCATTGATCTTGCCGCTTCCCGGATGCGGGGCGAGATTTACAAGATCGCCAATGAAGACGGTCTGGCGGCAAAATGGCTGGCTGATTACAACAGCCTGCTTGAGTCCTTCAAAATCTGGGCGGCGAAGCGGAACGAGCGGTTCGGAGGCTGATATGGCAAAGAAAAACGACGTATTTGCCTACGGATCGGCGGCAATTCCCTCCGGCGAAGCGAAATACTCCGTGATCCGGTGGGGGTGGAACGGTCTGAACCGAACCGACCGGATTGACACCGGATCCATCACGGATTCGTCCGGCGTGGTCATCAATCCGCCTTATGTGGAAGCGGCACTGGTTCCGCATAATTTCTATTACAACAGCGAGGCGATTTCCGTTCACGGATTCGGCGACAGGCTGTTCATGGTGTACCGGGAAGACGGAAAAATCAGGGTTGACATCATTGAAAAGAGCGGGTATCACAGGGAAGTTGTTCTCGGTGATGCACTGGGCACGGACGAAGACTTCCGTCACAGATCCATGGTTCAGTTCAATGTGGCGACAAATCTGGAGAATATCGTGGAAGCGGAGTATGACAGGAAGATTCTGGTTTTCCCGGATTCCTATTCCATGGATTTCAAGCCGGCCGGCGGAATCTCCGAGGGTGCATATCTCGGTAACACATATCCCGGGATTCATCTTGCGACGTTATACGGATCCCGGGTGTTCGGTGTGGACGAAAACCTTGTATACGCATCAGCATACAACGATTATGCGGACTGGAACCTTGACACTGCAGACGATATCAGCGATGCCCATGCGTGGGTATCCATGTCGCAGTCGAACGCAAAGGCAGACGGCGAATTCACGGCGATTGCCACCTATGACAACCATGTGGTGCTGTTCAAGCGCGATTTCATGCAGCTGGTGTACAGCAACAAAAATCCTTTCCGGATTGTTGATGTAGGCGCATACGGCTGTGACAACGCTTATGCGGTTGCTGAAACGGACGGCGTGCTGTATTTTGCTTCTCCTTCCGCGGTGTATGCATTCACCGGCGGTGCACCGAAGAATATCAGCGAAAAACTGGATATCAAAAACTATTCCGGGGCTGTCCTCGGCGCATGGAACGGATTTCTGTATCTGTACTGCGGCGGCAATCTTTATCGGTACGGGGACGGTGTATGGTCGTGCATCGGACAGCCTGCGGTTGGATACAAGCAGTTCGCTTCCTGCGACTGGGGAATTGCCGCTCTGGATGATATAGGGCGCATCGCGATTGTCGACTGGGTACGGGACGGATCCGGTGAGATTCCCGACAGCTGGGTACCGTCGTACGGCGGAGAAAACAAGCCGGAATGGTGGTTTGAAACCGATCTGATGGCTGTCGGCAAATTGGATGTACGGCGCGTGAAGAAGGTTTCTGTGCTGTGTGATGCGGACCCGGGGGCATCGGTGGCTGTATATCTGCTGAAAGAAGATGAAGTGTTTGATCCCGAAACTTCTCAGCTGATCGGGCGCACATCCGGCGACGGGCTTGTAATGCTCCGAGCCCTTACGCGCATGACATCCGCCTATATGCATCGCCTCCGGTTTGTTGGCAGGGGCAGGGTAAGGATATATGCGGCTGAGATTCAGATTGCGTGGGGAGGGGATGTGTATGTCGAAGGATAAGCACAGATACGGGGCATCATACATCCCCGAACCTCCCAAGGAATCACGCAAACGGTCTGCCGGCGGAGAAAACGGAGGACGGATCCGGGAAATTGAAGATGCCATAGAGGAAATCAAGAATTCCATGATAAAGTCGAACCGGGACAATCTGGATGCCATGTACAACATTGATGTGGATAATCTGGATGTGTCGTTCCGTCGGCTGCTCCAGTCATACAGCGACGGAATCGTTGAAGCGAACGCTTCCATCGAGGCGTGGGCGGATGCGACCGAAGCGGGGTTCAAGGCGGTTGCTGAGTGGCAGGACGAAACAAACAAGTCCGTTGCGGCTGTGCAGGGTACTGCGAACGCAAACGGCGCGGCGATTACATCGCTGGTACAGTTTCAGAAGAAAGTGGAGGATGGAACGATAGAGTCCATCGCTTCCGTTTCCCAGAAAGCGGACGAAAACTCTGCGGATATTCTGCTTCTTGCGCAGTGGAAAAGCGAAGCGGAGGGAGAAATCGACTCTCTGACGGAATCCACGGCACTGATAAAGGCGACCGCAGATGAAAACTCCGCAGACATTGAACTTCTGACACAATTCAGACAGCAGGTAGAAAACGGCACGGTTGAATCAATTTCCTCTATCAAAGAACAGGCTGACGGAAACTCCGCATCTATTTCCTCTATTGCGCAGTGGCAGAAGACCGTAGAGAACGGAACGATATCCTCTATTTCTTCCGTAAACCAGAAAGCGGATGCAAATGCGGCTTCGCTGTTATCCATTGCGCAGTGGCAGAAGACGGTGGAAGACGGTTCTATATCCTCTATTTCGGCTGTGAATCAGAAAGCGGACGAAAACTCTGCGGATATTTCCGCTCTTGCATCATGGAAGTCCACGGCGGACAGCGATATTGATGCGCTCACAGAATCTATGGCTGTGATCGAAGCGACCGCGAACGACAACGAGGCGAGTATATCGCAGATTGTTACGGCGGTAGGGGCAAACGGTGTTGTTACAGCGGCATCCATTGTTTCCGCGGTGAACAGTGCGGGATCTTCTGTGAAAATCAGCGCGGATCATGTGGATATCGACGGCATAGCAAGATTTACGAACGTAAGCGGTACGAGCGATTCGATTACTACGGTAGACGGAAGCAAGATTGCGCTGGTGGCGGATTCTTACGGTGATTCTATTTCCCGGCTTGAATTCGGTAAATACAAATATTCCGACGATACATCTGATGATTACACGTTTGATTCCATGCTTCACATCAAAACCGTAGACAACGAAGCGGATAACGAAAATCTGGCGAGATTTGCGGCGGTCATTCAGACATATGATGCATATGATCCGTATGACGGACTGAACTACGAAACCGCTCTGAAGCTGATATCCTCCGGTGATATGTCAATGGAGTCCGACGGTCTGATTTACATGGATTGCCCGGACTACATGACGGTCAGAGCCGGGTATAACCTGAGAGTGAGGGCATCCAAAACCTATTCTGCGGCAGACAATTATTTTCCGTCAACGGATGATACATATATGTTCTGCACCAACGGAATTTATTACGGTGCCAGCAGGATCGTAAATCCGGATTATGAATTCACGGCGACTGGGATTTATTACAACGGCACAAAGATTGTAAGCACATAACAACAGGAGGTAAATCGTGAAGAAAAAAATCAAATCAGCGGCGAATGAAGCCCATCAGCTTCTTCAAAAACTGGCGAACGGCGGCATTGCAGGGCTGAAAAACTGCCAGTATGTAGCTCTGATTGCGGCGAATCTTGCGCTGATAAATGATCTTGCCGACCAAATTGAAGAAAAAACGGAGGATAACGATGGCAGAGAAAATCCTGACGATATTTGCGAACAGTGACGAGCTGGTTCCGCGATGCATCGAAGCGGGCACGCGGGGGTCGTTCGGAACGGTAAAGCTCCGGTTTGAATTTTCCGACGAGTGGGACGGCATGACAAAGAAAATTGTTTTCCATCCCAAGCGCGGAAAGCCCATTGAAATGCCCTATCTGGGCGGAGAAATCGACATTCCTGCAGAAGTCATGCGATACGAAGGGCAGTCGCAGTATGTGGTGTCCGGTGTGCGTATGAACGGCAGCGAGGTTGCGGAAAAACGCATCTCACTGCAGGGATATGCGAACGTGGAGTACACACTTGACGACAGGGGCGGCAACGCTACTTCGGTGACTCCCGAATCATATGATCTTCTCCTTGCGGAAGCGCAGGAGTATATTGAAGAATCTCTCAGACTTGCGAAAGAATCCGGTGAATTCGACGGAGCGGACGGCAAGGATGGTGCTGATGGTAAGAACGGCAGGGACGGGATCGACGGGAAAGACGGCAAAAACGGTATTGACGGCAAGGACGGCAAGGCGGGCGTAAACGGTGTCGGCATCAATCTGGTGCGCCAGACCGTGACAAGCGCGGAAGACGGCGGCGAAAACGTTGTAACGGTGTACCTTGACAACGGCGTTTCGTATACGTTCGAGGTGCTCAACGGTTCCCGCGGCAGAGGCATCCGAACCATTGAGCGTACATCCGGCGACGGTTCTCTTGGTTCTGTGGACGAGTACACCATTACGTTCACGGACGGCTCCACAATGCTGTATACCATTACCAACGGCACCGACAAGGGAGTGTCCGCAATTGCGGCATCCCGGATCAGCACAGACGGGAAATACAGAATCGACATTACTCTGACCGACGGGAGCGTGGTATCGGGGGATCTGGATATCGGAAAAATCCCCGCATCCACAAGCGAGCTGAAAAACGACAGCGGATTTATCACCAAAAGTGTATCCGATCTGGCAAACTACTATCTGAAGGACAGTACATACAGCCGTGAAGAAATCGACTCCCGGATCAGTGCGATTCCGAAATTCTCCATCAGCGTTGTGAGCTTTCTTCCGAATGATCCCGATGTTCACACAATCTACCTTGTGGGCGGCGGAGAAGCGGGCAATCTGTATACGGAATACATCAATGTTGACGGCAAGTGGGAAATTCTCGGCAGTCAGCGGGTTGATCTGACGGGATATGTCACCGACGGTCAGCTGGAAGATGTGCTCAAGGATTATGCCAAGGTGTCTGACATTCCCGAACCGGATGTGTTCTGGGTACAGTACGGAACCACCAAGTATGCTGATGTTGTCGCGGCAATTAACGAAGGCAAGCAGTGTGTGCTGAAAATATACGGCAGTGTTTTTGTACCGGTAACGGCAATGTACTCGGGCAGCGGATATGTGGACTTCTATGGTCTGCATTATCGCAATATTCTGACACTCGCAAGAATCACATCTGCGGACGTGTGGTCTAAAGAAGATACCACAGTTCTGGAGACCACGAATATTGTGCGTCGGATTAGGGAAACACCCACGGACGAATACATCCCCACGGAGAAGGCGGTATACGATGCCATCCTCAAATACGCCACGGGCGGAACCGGCACCGATCTG